TTAACGCTCTGTCCAGCTATCCGCAAACTGTAAATTTCCATCGCAGTATTTCCAGGTGATTTTTTTGTAACGCAGTTCTACAAGTTCTAGATGATTATGTTTTTCTTTGGCAGGGTCCTTAATGTCATGCATTAAAGGAGAAACGGAAACTATTTTAACATCCTCTAACAGCATATTATAATATTCAGCCTCCTGTCCGGCATCATTGATTTTGTACCATTTAATTACTGCAGATTTCATCGTTTGCCCGGTTGCAACAGCTTTCATAAGGTATGGAGAAGATGAGTCAATCTCTTTTTGAAATAGTACAGGAGCATGTTGGCGCGTTCCCATTTTTACGCACCGTTTCATTAAAATTCGTTAATAGAAAAGAGTAATTTACGACGGTGCTAAAAAAATATCTAATCAAAAAATAGTCTTTTTTGAGACAGATATAACAGTTGCAATTATGAAAGTAATAGTTTAAGTAAGGCGGCGATTATTTTTAGGAAGAGTAATCGAATATGTTATGAGAAAAACTAATGATTTCGGTAGTTATGTAAGATATCTAACTTTTTCGGAATTTCACCTGAAAAAAGCATTTTTAGATTAACAAAGAGTCTCATGCAGGTGTAAGAGGGTGAGCGACACAATGCACTTAAAAGGATGCAACATGGCTAGCAGTACAGATATGTGGCGCTATAGCATTACAGTTTCGCCTGGTAGTTATTTGATTGCAAACCAATCATCCGGCAGCATGTTTTGCTACGGACTAATCTGGTTCAAGCATGCATTCACAGGAATTAAGTATAGCTGCATTATGCAGGGAGATAAGCTCTGGGCTTATGGTGATGTCACAGTGATTGGAAATGCATCAGGTCAATGCGATGTCCAATCCGATTAAGTGGACGCTGCGGCTGGTAATATTTTTTGCTATCACGTTCGTGTTAATGTGTTCAGGGATATTCGACCCGCTTGCAGAAAGTCTAAAGTATACCGTCACGAACCTGATGAATTATATCCCGACAGATAAATGGGAGCCTTATCCTGAACGGGTAGAAGATAACTACTTCACAATGTACATCGTGTTTAACGCATTGGCGGCTGCTGTGGCTGTTCTTATTGGAGAAAAGGTAGTTTGGTTAGTCCGGAATACTTAAAGGATTAAGGGTCACATGGATTGCATGGCGGTCTGAATCTGCTGCCGAAGGTAGATTAACCGCTGACGGCGCTCGCGTTTATGATGGAGACAGTTGAGCGTCGAATATGGATGGTGTAAAAAACCATCGCCATTTCATCGTCACTCAAAAAGTACCAACAAAAAAGCCACCCTCTGTGGGTGGCTTAATTATATGATCTTAAAGCTAAAATTTGGTGGCCCCTGTTGGGTTTGAACCAACGACCAAGCGATTATGAGTCCGAACCATATTTCATTAAAAACAATGATTTACCGTAAATTCAAGCGCATATGATTTCGTATATTGTCGAAAAGTATTGAATAGTGCTGCGCTGTGCTGCCATTTTGCTGCCACTAATTAGGTTTAAGGGGTTAAGTTGAACCGCTTCTGTTAGGTGGTCGGGGGCAAAGTGAGCATACCGCATTGTAACTTTAATATCCGTATGTCCGAGGATGCGTTGTAAGACCAGAATGTTGCCGCCCCCCATCATGAAATGGCTGGCAAAAGTATGTCGAAGAACATGCGATAGCTGGCCGTCTGGCAGCTCTATCCCGGCGCGATTAATCGCGCTCCTGAATGCTGAATAACATCCGGTAAAGAGTGGTTTCGAGGTTCGACTTTTGGGTAGCAGTTCGTAAAGCTCATCACTGATTGGAACCGCGCGGTTCTTCTTACCTTTCGTTTTGATAAAAGTGATCTTGCCAGGGCTTATCTGTTTGCCGGTTAAGCTTTCCGCCTCTCCCCATCTTGCGCCGGTAGCAAGGCAGATTTTAACAATCGTGGCTAAATCCTCTGCTTTGCTTTTCTCGCACTCTTCAAGCAAGCGTGTCGCTTCCTCAACTGTAAGCCAGGCCAGCTCAACTTCTGCGATCTTAAACTCTCTTACGTTTTCGAGAGGGTTTGGTGCTGTCCAATCATCAAGTCTTTTCAGCTCATTGAACATAGCCCGAAAGTAAGCCAGTTCGAGATTTACCGTGCGAGGAGTTACAGACTTAACGCGATCAGAACGGGTTATTTTCCCGCTTAACCGCTGCTCTCTATACGTTGAGAATAATTTAGCGTTAAATTCAGTTGCGAGGGGATCACCCATAGCGAGACAGGCAAACTCCATCGCGCCTTTACGCTTCTCGCCATCAGCGAGTGTTACACCGTGTGCGTTATACCAGGCTGTAACCAAATCTCGAACGCGGCGTTTGTCTGTTTTCTCACCCAGCCACGGCTTATCCTGGGCCTGTTCCTTTACATGGCGTTCATATGCTAGGGCTTCCCCCTTGGTGGCAAACTGGCGGCGGATGCGTTTTCCATCGCGCCCGTTCGGGAATACCTGAGCTTGCCACTTGCCATTGGCGAGTTTGCTTACGGCCACTTAATAAATCTCCCGTTTGGTATCAAACAAACTGCTCGGTTTTGCTTATCACCTTGCCTAGTACTTTTATGTCAGACACTGCGCATTCAAATGATGCAGGGCCATTTTCAACTCTTAACTTGCCGCCGGGTAGTCGGTAAATCTGTCTGACACTGGCAAAGCCGTCGATCTCGATCAGCAAAACACCATCGTTGATTTCGCCTTTATATTCATCAACGAGGTAAACCACAGATTCGAACTTCACAAAGAAGGGGGCTAATGCGTCTTTTGGTAGTAGGTTCGAATCGTAATGAACCAAGACGGAATCGTTGAAAAGCCCATTTGTGATTTCTTTTAATTTCAAAGTTAAACTGTTCGGGTCATTTTTTTCGCTTGTCGGTTTACCCTGCCCGGTAGCTAGCCAAAGCATCGGAGCACCAGTGTCTAGATGGCATGCGATTAGCCAATCATGGGGGAAAGTGTCGCGCATCCAGCGGTTTGCCATAGTGCTTTGAGAAACACCCAGGTGCTCACATAGAGCTTGTCTTGTACTGAATCCATAAGCTTCAAGGATGCGCGTTATCGCATCTTTGCCACCGCTTTGAGATGAAAAATTAAATGCAGAAATCGCGCAGGGGGTTTCTTTTGCGTTTGACATATCAGTTTTGAGATCCTATCATCGGTCTTGTGATGTTCGGAATATGTGCGAATACATCCGAATAGTGAAGTTTAAAACACAAACTGAGGAATAGTGCATCATGAAACGACAATTATCAATGCGCCCCAGCTTTAACCTTGTGGTGTCAGAGCCTTATATCACCCTTGATGAGTTCTGCCGCCGTACCGGTTACAAGCTCAGCTATGCCCGCCAAATGATTCGTGAAGGCCGTCTTCCGATCCGCAAGAAAGAAAACGCTAACGGTCTGGTTGAAGTGAACATGTTTGCTTTAACGATGGAAGCGGCCCAGGGCTGCGAAATCGCACTGCAGGCTTGATAGTTCCATTCTGGGATATAAAAGGATTTACAGCATGTTAGATTTTCGCGTTTCGTCACATTCACATTTCGACGATGCTTGCAGAAAGTTCGCAGCAACTCACAACGTTAAAGAGCTAGCTGTTAAGGCGGGTATCAAGCCGCATACGCTTTACAACAAGCTCAACCCGGACCAGCCGCATCAGTTAACACCCCGTGAGATTTGGACGCTTACTGACCTAACTGAGGACTCAACACTGGTTGATGGGTTTTTAGCTCAGATACATTGTCTGCCATGTGTACCGGTGAACGAGCTGGCACCCGAGAAAATGCAAACCTATGTCATGCGTGCGATGGGTGAGCTTGGCGAGCTGGCCACCGGTGCTATATCAACGGAACGGCTGACGCCAGCCCGTAAGCACGGAATGATCGAGTGCGTTAATTCTGGCATCAGAATGCTGACGTTAACGGCTATCGCACTGCAAGCCCGCGTCCAGGGCAACCCAGCAGTCGCCAGCGCTGTAGATACTGTCAGCGGTATCGGCGCAACATTCGGCCTGATGTGAGATGAGCATGAAACATGAACCCTCGTTCGCGTCGCTGCTTGTTCGTCAAAGTCCGTCCATGAGCTACGGCCACGGCTGGATCATGGGAAGCGACCGTAAGCGCTGGAACCCCAGCCGCGACCAGTCGGCATTATTAAGTGAACTGCGCACTTTGCGCCCCGTGTCTTTTAAGCGCCGGGTTAAAGCTTTTTTGAGGTTGATATGATTAACAACATGTCCGCACCAATCAATGCAGGTGCGATGCCGTTTAATAATGCTGGTTGTGCCGATGCGCAGCCGGTGAAGATGTCTGGCGAGGAGTGTTTCGCCCGTTTTCATCAGAAACTAAAGGCAACGCAGAACGGCGCGTTGCGTAATTTCAACAAGCTTAATGATGATTTTAAATTCGTTGTCATGACGCTGGCGAACCGCAACGAGCCAGGTACGTTTAAAAGCGATGAGGTCGGAAAGCCGTTTGAATATTTCGATCAGTCCCGCCGGTTGTTGCTGATTAAAGCAATGAATGAAATAGCGCGCTGGGGCGAAATTCTACCCCGTCGCTTTTCGCCGCATGAAAGCGTACTACCCGAGTAATTAACCACTAACAAAATTAATGGCGTAAACCCGCCGGGCATTCTTTTGCCTAAATTCTGGAGAAATAAATATGCGAAATATTGAAAAGCGTAACACCCAAACCGGGCCGGACGATGCTGGTATTAATAGCCTTTTGACCGCAGCACGTCTGGAAGAACGTCGGGGCCGCGCTGATGTAATGGCGGCACGTCTGGAAAAGCTGGCTGTATTTATCACCCGTGGCGAGCTAAGCGGCACTGAAGCGGCGGAGCTTCTGCGGCTTGAGGCAACTATTATCATCAACGAAGCACAGGAGCTGCACTAATGGGCTGCTTTATGGATCGCGTGCAGCAGCGCGAACAGGAAGACCGTGATCGCCTTATTCAGAATGCGCGCAGCTGTACGGCTGCGCCTTCTGCGTTTCTGTGCCAAGCGTGCGACGGCGAGATTCCTGCTGCTCGCCGGGCTGTTATTCCGGGCGTGCAGTGCTGCGTCACTTGTCAGGAAATCGCCGAGCTGAAAGGCAAGCATTACAACGGAGGTGCTGTATGACCACCATCCTTAAATGGGCGGGCAATAAAACAGCCATTATGCCCCAGCTTAAAGAACACTTACCCGCTGGCCCGCGACTGGTTGAACCTTTCGCGGGTTCCTGCGCCGTAATGATGGCAACAGACTATCCTCATTATCTTGTCGCGGATATTAACCCTGACCTTATTAATCTTTATCAGGTAATCAAAGAAGACGTTAACAGCTTCATTCATCTGGCTGAGCGTGTATTTTCAAAGTTCACCACGGAAGTAGGTTATTATAAGTGCCGCCAGTTTTTTAATACTGTACCACTTGAGCCAATAGATAAGGCGGCTTACTTCCTTTTCCTTAATCGCCATTGTTACCGTGGTTTGTGCCGTTATAATCAGCGCGGCCTTTTCAATGTGCCATATGGTAATTACAAAAAGCCTTATCTGCCTGTTGATGAAATCCGCGCATTTGCTGAAAAGGCTGCGCGTGCCACGTTCATCTGCGCCAGTTATGACGAGACACTGGCAATGCTGCAGGCAGGTGATGTGGTTTATTGCGATCCGCCATATGACGGAACGTTTACTGGTTATCACACTGCAGGATTTACTGAAGATGATCAGTATCATCTGGCGTCTATTCTTGAACGCCGGTCATCAGAAGGTCATCCGGTCATTGTGTCCAACAGTGACACCTCATTGACGCGTTCCCTTTATCGCAATTTCTCCCTCCATCAGCTGACAGCAAAGCGCAGCATGGGCGTGGCCGCCGGTGAAAGTAAATCCGCCGTTGAGGTTATAGCTGTTTCTAAACCTCATCACTGGATCGGTTTTGACCCTGCAGGTGGCCCTGATTACTGCGTTAAGCGTGAGGTACGGGCATGAACACTATCGATCACCGCTGTTTTGCTCCCAGCACCATCAACGTTATTAGTATTTCGGGAGGGAAAGATTCCCTGGCGCAATGGCTGCTTGCTAGGGAATCCGGCGTGCCACATCTGAACGTCTTTGCAGATACTGGCCATGAACATCCGCAGACAATGGAGTACCTGGATTATCTTGAACAAAAGCTGGGGCCAGTTAAACGCGTCCGGGCTGACTTCACTCGCCAGATTGAAGGGAAGCGGAAATTTATTGCAGAGAAGTGGCCTGTTTCTCTGGTTGAGGAGTGCGGAATGTCCCCTGATGAGGCGGCAGAACGCATCCATCAGGCACTGAATATCCTTAAGCCAACAGGCAACCCGTTCCTTGACTTATGCATGTGGAAAGGCCGGTTCCCCAGCACTAAAGCCAGATTTTGTTCTCTGGAGTTGAAGCATGACCCAGTGCGCGATCAGGTTGTTCTACCTACGCTGGAGGAGTTCGATGAGGTAATTCTGTGGCAGGGTGTCCGGGCTCAGGAATCGCCTGCACGTGCAAATCTCCCTGAGTGGGAAGAGGACGCTGATAACACTCCAGGGCTGCATGTGTACCGCCCGATACTTAAGTGGCTGCATGAAGATGTGTTTGCCCTGGCTAAGCGCCACGGAATTAAACCGAACCCGCTTTACGAACAGGGCTGTAGCCGCGTCGGGTGTATGCCGTGCATCCATGCCAGAAAATCTGAGCTAGCAGAAATATTTACCCGCTGGCCTGAAGAGATAAAACGTGTAGCAGAGTGGGAGCGTTTTGTCGCTGCATGTTCGCGCCGTGGAAATTCTATGTTCTTTCCTTCCACGCACGATCCACGTCGCGCCGAAAAACGGATTGAAGTTGTTACCGTTGATAGGTACGGGATTGAGACCTATCGCGACTGGGCCATGACAACACGCGGGGGCGCACAATTCGACCTGCTGGCTGAATCTAATGACAAGTCCGTCTGCAGCAGCGTTTATGCGGGAGTCTGTGAGTGACGTGTAACAGCTCAGGCCGTCTCGCCGCGTCTCTCGCCCCTTATAAAGTCGATAAGGATACCAAGGAATGCGCATGGAGCGCGCCTCAAACGGCTATTAACCCTTATCTGGACCCGGCGGCAGTTGCGCCGGAGTCTGCGCTTTCAAACCTGATCGCTCTTTACGCTGCGGATAACGAGCAGGAACAGCTGCGCCGCGAGAAGGTGAGCGACGAGGTTTGGGAACGCTATTTCTTCAATGAATCCCGTGATCCTGTCCAGCGGGAAATGGGGCAGGACCTGCTAATAAGTCGCGCCAAAATGGCCCGTGAACAGCAGCAATTCAATCCCGATCTGGTCATCATCTCTGACGTAAGCGCACAGCCGGCACACATCAGCAAACCGCTGCTTGAGCGGATAAAGTATTTCCAGAGCCTGGATAAACCTAAGGCTTATTCCCGCTATCTACGTGAAACAATCGGGCCATGCATTAAACGGCTTGAGCATGTGCGGGATAGTCAGGCTTCTGCCTCATTCCGGTTTATGGCGAGCCGCGACGGACTGGAGGGGCTTCTGGTTCTGCCCGAAATGAACCAGGAGCAGGTTAAGCGGTTATCTACCCTTGTGGCGGCGCACATGAGCATGTGTCTGGATGCTGCCTGCGGCGAGCTGTTTACCGATGATGACGTTATGCCGGAAGAGATCCGCCGGTCATGGGAAAGGGTGGCCGCTGAGGCCATGCGTCTTGATGTTATCCCGCCAGCTTTCGAGCAGCTACGCCGTAAAAAGCACCGCCGTAACCCGGTCCCATACGAGCTTATTCCGGGTTCGCTGGCGCGTATGCTGTGCGCTGACTGGTGGTATCGCAAACTGTGGAAGATGCGCTGTGAATGGCGAGAGGAGCAGCTGCGTGCGGTGTGCCTGGTAAATAAAAAGGCGTCTCCCTATGTCAGCTATGAGGCTGTGATCCACAAACGCGAACAGCGCCGCAAGTCTCTGGAGTTTTTCCGCTCGCATGAGCTGGTTAACGCTGACGGCGACACTCTGGATATGGAGGATGTGGTAAACGCCAGCAGTAGCAACCCGGCGCACCGGCGCAACGAAATGATGGCCTGCGTTAAGGGGCTGGAGCTTATCGCAGAAATGCGTGGGGAGTGCGCGGTGTTCTATACCATCACCTGCCCGTCACGCTTCCACGCAACCCTCAATAACGGCAGGCCTAATCCGAAGTGGTCCAGCGCCAGTGTCCGGCAGAGCAGCGACTATCTGGTTGATATGTTCGCCGCTTTCCGCAAGGCAATGCACAAGGCCGGGCTACGCTGGTATGGCGTCCGCGTGGCAGAGCCGCACCATGACGGCACCGTGCACTGGCATCTGCTGTGCTTCATGCGCAAAAAAGACCGTAAATCCATCACCGCGCTGCTGCGTAAATTTGCCATTCGTGAGGACCGGGAGGAGCTGGGCACCAATACCGGGCCGCGCTTCAAGTCTGAGCTTATCAACCCGCGCAAGGGTACGCCGACCAGCTATATCGCCAAATACATCAGTAAGAACATCGACGGGCGCGGGCTGGCGCAGGAAATCAGTAAAGAAACGGGCAGATCACTGCGCGATAACGCTGAGAACGTAAACGCCTGGGCTTCGCTGCACCGTGTCCAGCAATTCCGCTTCTTTGGTATTCCTGGCCGCCAGGCGTACCGCGAGCTGCGCCTGCTGGCCGGTCAGGCTGCCAGGGCGCAGGGTGACAAGAAGGCAGGCGTGCCGGTACTGGAAAACCCGCGTCTCGATGCGGTGCTGGCCGCAGCAGATGCAGGCTGTTTTGCCACCTACATCATGAAGCAGGGCGGCGTTCTGGTCCCCCGTAAACATCACCTTGTCAGAACCGCTTATGAACTGAACGATGAGCCGAGCGCTTACGGCGATCATGGTGTTCGTATTTATGGCATCTGGTCCCCGATCATTGAGGGCCGGATCTGCACTCACGCAGTGAAGTGGAAAATGGTTCGTAAAGCCGTTGACCTTCAGGAGGCGACAGCCGACCAGGGCGCTTGCGCCCCTTGGACTCGTGGCAATAACTGTCCCCCTGTTGAAAATTTGAGCCAGTCAGGGGATGACGCACCAGATATTAGGGCCATGAATGAGAAGGAACTGCAGGATCACCTCCACAGCATGAGCAAAAAGGAACTGCGTGAGCTTAATACCCGGTTAAGGCTGGTTAAGCCGAAGCGGAGAAAGGGGTATAAGCAGGAAATATCTTCTCACCTGCGGCTGCAGCTTGAGACGGAACTCAGGTCCAGGGGCTTTGACGGTAGCGAAACGGAGATTGATCTGCTTCTGCGGGGCGGGAGCATTCCATCCGGGGCAGGGCTGCGCATTTTTTACCGGGACCAGCGTCTGCAGGAGGATGCTAAGTGGCGGCAGTGGTATTAATGCCGCCATAAAAATAGCTAAAGGCCCGCCAGCTTTCGGCCCCGTACGCGCGTTACTTCATATTTCAGCTCTGCTGCTTTTTGCTCACACCGCTTGTAAGCATTGAGCCATTGTTCAGTGGTGGGCATATGGTCCATATCCTTTGAACAAACGACCATGTGCAGGCACCGACCAGTACCGAGGTCGCCAGCCAGAAGCAGGGCAATTTTGGTTTGTGCTACTAACTCAATACAGGCCTTGCGCAATGTTTATCCTCCTTTTGCAATAGTTGCGGTTATAAATGGCATCGGACACATCCCATTGAAACATAAAAATAGTTTACAACGTGGGATCGGTTCTATACTGTATTTATAAACAGTGTATATGCATACAGTAAATGATGTAAGGGAGGGAAAATGGAAGACTTTTTCTTGGAGTCGATGAAGCTCCAGCGTATTGATTTTTTTGTGAAACTTGTAGCGGCTAGTGAATGCAGTGACGAAGAAAAGCGCCTGGCTATCCAGTGGGTGTCTGAGCTGACCGACGAATTGATGGCAAAAATTAGAAGCCACGAATACAACCAATCAATGAAGGTCACAAATTAGAAAAACGTAAGCTGAAAGCAATAAAAGGAACCCTGCAGACGTAAGAATTTTATTCTGGCGTATGCAGGGTTGAACAACGAGCGAAGCGAGGCGTTAGTTATGGGATTTCCTAGCCCGGCACAGGACTACGTAGAGACTGTCCTGACTCCAAACAGCTTATGCGGCATCACCGCTAACAGTCGTATTATTGAAACATCAGCAGGTTATGCGGTGATTAACCCCGCATTAAAATGCCCGCCTGGTGCGGACGTTCTGATCCAGGCATTCGGGCGTACGCATTTCGCAAAAGTTGCCGGTCACTCTTTTATAACATCCGACGGCGAAGCGCTGGAAGGTGAAGCACTGGACGATGTGGTTGTTTTAGGCAGGGTTACGCACCTCATCAACCGCACAATCAGCGATGATAACTGCCCTGTGATCTGATGGTTTTATCATTGCCGCGCCGTTCACGCGGTTGTGCATGTCTATGGTGCATGAAAATGAAGGATCGTTAGAGGATCGTTTATGCCCCGGCCCGCCAGTTCTGGCGGGCTTTTTCATATCTCATGCACTTGCATGAAAACTATTACACAAAGCGCGCAGGCGTGGCGGGGCTACGAGCGCGCGCTTTGAGGTTAAAGCGGGGTCAGAAGACCATTTTTGACCCCGGCAGGCACGCCGGGAAGGGGGCAATTCGTGCGCGTGCGGGCCGCTGTGAGGTGCGACGAAGCGAAGCGGTGCGGAAGTGATGCAAAAAATAGGGTCGCTCAGAGGGCCATAGAGACGTGCTGAGTGGGTCAGAGCTTGTGGCGGTAGGTCGTTTAAAGATTGAAGGCCAAAAAAAACCGCCCTGACGGGCGGTCTGCTGGGTTAGCTGGCGCTTTCGTCGCCCAGGTCCAGGCTGTACGGGTCCCAGCGGATCACCTGCTCCCCGATCCAGTCGTTCAGTTCTTCCATGCGCTTCTGGAGTGGTAGCAGCTCGTTACGAACAAAGACGCGGGCGGCCTTCTCCACATCACCAAACCCGCCGGTATTAGTCGGAATGATGCCCATCAGTTGAGGCGGCACACGATGAGCGGCCAGCATGTCATCACGGCTCACATTTTTGATATTCAGAAACTCATCCTTTGCCGCTACTTCTGACAGCGGGATGATCTGAATGCCGTCTTTCTTCCCGTTCGGGCTGTACATAAACAGGTTGCGGAAGTTGCCCGGCCCTTTCGATTTTTTCAGCGCCTCCCGGATGTTATCCACGTCCTGCTGGTTAGCCGCGGGATCTGACATGTACATGATAAAGCCCGCGTGGCTACCGTTAAGGTAATACTTCCGGCGGAACATGGTCGCGGACTCGTTCAGCAGCGTGGACGGAATGGCGGACAGATAATCCGGCAGGCCGTAAATCTCCTGGTTCAGGTCGGCTTCCATCAGGTGAAAGACCCGGCCCGGCGCAAACTCATAGGGCTGCTTCTGGTAGCCGTACTGCACGAACCAGAAATGATCCGGGTCAATGCCGCGCCGGGTGAATTTGGCAAGCGAAGCCTCAAGCGTCAGCGTGTCGCCTAGCCGGTTAACCCGCTTCTCAAGGTAGGCGTTGCCGAATACCAGAAAGTCCTGGGCGAAACGGCCAAATGCCTGCTTGGACAGCAGGCGGTGCGGCTTAAAGGTGCTGACCAGAATGTTACGCTTCACCTGTATTGCGCTGCTGTGATGGACCGCTGCGCGGTACGTACGCGCCAGCCCGTCCAGGCTGATGGGCGGTTCATACCACCTGTCGACCTGAACGCATTCCAGATAGTCCAGCAGTTCGCGGCGATCGAGCACCGGCACGGGGTCCCCGAATGAAAACGCCTCGGCATGAGCGCCGCCGGGCTGCTCGGTCATGGTCTGCGCGGCAGACTGGCGGCGCAGCTCCTGCGCGCGGGGCTTACGTTTACCCATCAGTAAATCTCCACAATAGTGCTGTTATTCGCCGTTGCGCCTTCCAGCGGTTCGTTAAAGAGTGCGTGCATGGTTGCCCAGGCCAAATCTGCATGGCTGGCTTCCTCGCTGCGGCTGGCCTCATACGTTGGCCGGTTTCCGCTGGCCGTGGTGCTTTTGCGGATCGCCATGAATGACTGGGCTACGTCGGTCATGCCCGCGTCAAACTCCAGACGGCGGCTCGCGATGATGTCGTAGGCTTTGAGCACCAGGGCATTCTTGACGTTGGGGTTATAGACAAACTCGCGGACACCGGGATAGAACGCCTTCACGTTCTCATAGACGCCGTGGCCCACGCCGGTAGAGTCGATGCCGATATAGGTCACGTTAAACTGCAGGGTAAGCTGCCGGATGGCTTCAGCCTGGGCGCGAAAGTCCATCCCGCGCCACTGGTAGCGCTGCAGGATGCGAAACTTACCGCCTGGTACCAGAGGGGGCGCGATCACCACGCACCCGGCGCTGTCGCCGTTCTGCGTGCCTTTAGCCGGGTCATAGCCGATCCATACCGGGCGCTGCCCGAACGGATTAAGCATAAGCGGCTCAAAGTCGTCCCAGACTTCCCAGCTGTCCACCATGCAGCCCTGCATAAGAGCCAGATTGAATACAGACGCCAGATCGTCCATAAACACGCACATCAGCAGGTTCTGGTAATCTTCCGGGCTGTAGCGCTGGCGCAGCTGCTCCAGGTCAAACAGGTCGCAGCCACCGCGCACCGCATCTTCCACGGTGATGATCTGGCGATACTGGCCGTCAGCACAGAGTGCGCCGCGTGCAAGATGGCTGTGGGAGAGGTCAATCTCTATTCTGTCATGCTTTGACCGGCCCTTGTTAAACTGAGCGCCGGACCAGAACGGATAGGCGCTGTGCGTCAGGCTGGACGGCGTGGAGAAGTAGGTTTCACGCCATTTTTTATGCAGCGCCATACCGGACGCCACTTTCTGCAGCTCCTGGAATTTTGGTATCCAGAAATATTCGTCCAGGTAGAGGTTTCCGTGATAGCTCTGCGCGGTCCGGGCGTTGGTGCCGAGGAAATATAGCGTCGCCCCGTTCGGCAGCACCATCGGATCGCCGCGCAGCTCCACGTCAACCTCTTTTGCAAACTCAACAATGTACTGCTTGAAAACGTGAGCCTGGGCTTTACTCGCTGAGAGGAAAATCTGATTGCGGCCGGTGATAAGTGCATCAATCAGTGCCTCACGGGCAAAAAAGAACGTCGCCCCGATCTGGCGGGATTTCAGCAGGTTCCTGACGGCGTATTTATTCCCGGCCTCCCACCACTGGCGCTGGTAGGCGAACATGGTGGAGTGGAAAATTTCTTCCAGCTTCTCGATCTGGTTATCGCTGAAAACGTTTTTCTCTGGCGGTCTGCGCGGGCCTTTGTTGCGGTTGGCTACCTTCGGATTGAGGTCGGCTTCGTTGCCGCCATCGTTAAATTTACCGATCCGGGCGTGGCGTTCTGCCTGACGGGCCAGCAGGTCAATTTCCTTAAAATCTCGCCCCTCCTTTGCGGGCTTCATGATGAGCTGGCAATAGCGCGCCGCCGTGGTCAGCTGCATCTGATCCAGAGGACCGATCTCGCTCCACTTGTCGCGTTTTTTCCAGCTGTGAACGGTTGCGGGTTTCTCTCCCAGCATTTCAGCAATGCGGGCGATGCGTATACCGCTGAAATACAGAAACATCGCCTGTTTTCGCGGGTCGAGGTCCGGGTTAATCGTCGTCATGTTCATGGCGTCAGACTACGGCCCCGCGTTCACCTGCGCCGCTTCGCCCTGTTGTGCCATTTTCCCCACAATGCCCGCGCGTTGTTTCTCCCTCCCCTGAAACGCAAACATAAAGCCTCTCGACACGTCCAGAACAACCGGAGCCGGACAGATGGCAAAAAAATCAAAGCGTTTTCGTATTGGGGTGGAAGGTGCCACCACTGACGGGCGCGTCATTGAGCGCGTATGGCTTACCCAGATGGCGGCGAATTACAACCCGCAGGTCTACACCGCTGTAATCAACATGGAACACATCAAGGGCTATACGCCTGACAGCTCTTTCCGCCGTTTCGGCATCGTGGAAGGGCTGGAGGCGGAGGAAATCAGTGAAGGCCCGCTGAAAGGCAAGATGGCTTTATACAGCTGGATTCTGCCGACCGATGAGCTGGTTTCCATGACTGCGAGGTTGCAGAAACTCTTCACCTCAATGGAAGTAAACCCGAAATTTTCCGACACCGGGGAAGCCTATCTGGTCGGCCTGGCTGTCACTGACGATCCGGCCAGCCTGGGCACTGAAATGCTGCAGTTTAGCGCCAGCGCTGCGGTTAATCCGCTGGCACGCCGCAAACAGGCGGACGGCAACCTCTTCACCGCTGCCGAAGAAACTCTCTTCGAATTTGAAGACCTGCCGGAAGAAAAGCCGAGCTTTTTCGCCAGCATCAAAGCGCTGCTTTCCCGTAAATCCGCTGACGACGACGCCCGTTTTGCTGACGTGCATCAGGCCGTTGAAGAAGTCGCGGGGGCGCACCAGGCACTGTCTGAATCAGTGGCAGAGGTCGGCCAGCGCGTCGGCAATCTGAAACGTGATTTTTCACAGCGCCTGGATGACATGCAGCAACAGCTGTCCACGGCAGAAAGCGAGCTTTCAACCCTGCGCGAAAAATTATCTGTCGAAGACAGCCGCAGCGATCGCCGCCCGTTCTCTTCCGGCGGTAACGGCAGCTCAGACCAACTCACAACCTGCTGACGGAGCATAAAACCCGATGAAAACGAAAACCCGCTTTGCCTTTAACGCTTACCTGCAGCAGCTGGCGACGCTTAACAAAATTGACGTTAAAGATATTGGCTCTAAGTACACCGCTGAAGCATCGGTCGCGCAGACGCTGGAAACAAAAATCCAGGAGTCGTCCGCGTTCCTGACGCGAATTAATGTTGTGCCGGTTGATGAGCAGTCCGGCGAACGTCTGGGGCTGGGTATCGGCGCGACGGTAGCCGGAACCACGGATACCACCAAAAAAGAGCGCGAGCCGACCGATCCGACCTATATCGACGGCGAAGGCTACAAGTGCACCCAGACCAACTTTGACACCGCGCTGGGTTATGAAAAGCTGGACCTGTGGGCGAAATTCCAGGACTTCCAGATCCGCATCCGTGACGCGATTATCAAGCGCCAGGCGCTGGACCGCATCATGATCGGCTTTAACGGTGAGCGCCGGGAAAAGACCTCCGATCGCCTGACCTATCCACTCTTGCAGGACGTGAATATCGGCTGGCTGGAGAAAATCCGCCGTGAAGCACCGGTGCGCGTACTGAGCCGGATTGTGGGCAGCGATGGCACCGTTATTTCTCAGACGGTGCGTATTGGCAAGGGCGGCGATTTTAAAAACCTCGACGCACTGGTTATGGGCGCAGTCAGCGAGAAAATCGAGCCGTGGTACCAGGACGATACTGAGCTGGTTGTTATCTGTGGCCGTTCGCTGATGGCTGATAAATATTTCCCTATCGTCAACCGTGACCAGCCGAACAGCGAGGCGCTGGCCGCCGATCTGATTATCAGCCAGAAGCGTATCGGCGGCCTGCCCGCTGTGCAGGCGCCTTTCTTCCCGGCTAACGCCATCCTGATCACGCGTCTGGATAACCTGTCGATTTACTGGCAGGACGGAACCCGCCGCCGCGCGGTTATCGACAATCCGAAGCGCGATCGCATTGAAAACTTCGAATCCGTCAACGAGGCATACGTGGTTGAGGATTACGACTGCGTGGCGCTGATTGAAAACATCGAGGTACTGGAAACCGAAGACGCCCCGGCGCAGCAGCAGGCAGTAAGCGCGGAGCTGACCGATGAGCAGATCGCCCGCATCGCCGCCGTGACGGCAACAGTGATGCAGACCATGAACGCATCGGCAGCACCGGCTGAGGATCCGGCAGGCGGCGGGGCGTAACCATGAACCCATTCCGCGCACATACGCAGTTTGTCCAGGCACAGGAGGCCGCCCGTCCGGGCGGCAGTGCAGCCGGGGCCAGCGGCTATGAAAAAATGCTGATGCAGCTCGGCGAGCACATGCGCCGCCTGAAAACGGTGCAGGGAACGGAACGCAAGATTGCCCTGAAACGTGAATTTCTGCCCGTCTATGACGCCTGGGTTGCCGGGGTACTGGCGGCAGATTCAGCACGCCAGGACGATGTGGCGATGTTCGTTCTTATCTGGCGTATCGATACCGGTAATTACACCGGTGCGCTGGAGATTGCCCGTCACGCCCTGCGGCATGGCTGGGTACTGCCGCAGCGATTCAACCGCACCACGGCTACTGCCATTGCAGAAGAGTTTGCGGACGCGGCTATGCGGGCGTTTGCGGGCGGAGAAACGTTCAGCGCTGCCCTGCTGACGCAGGCGCTGGAACTGGTTGAGCCGCACGACATGCCGGATCAGTCGCGTGCCCGGATTTACAAGGCGATGGGGTTTGCCCTGCGTGACAACGATCAGGGCGTCGCAGCGCTGAGCCACCTCAAGCGTGCTTTGCAGCTGGATATGAACTGCGGCGTAAAAACAGAAATCAAGCAGCTGGAAACCCGGCTGAGAAAAGCCGTCAACGGCGGCTAACCGAACGTGCCCACGCGCGGGGCGGCACGGGGTGGCGACAGGCTATAAGCCGCATCAAAACCCCGTCCACCGCCCACCCATCAGGGAGTAGTGAATGAACATGAAATTTGTTTCACCGGAGCCGGTGAAGGAAAGCGCGAAGGCGGACATTATCCCTAATACCTTTTTCTGGCCCGCTCTTGATCTGGCTGAGTATCGCCAGGTAATGCGGCAGGACGGAACGGTAACGCCGGAACGCTTGCGGCTGCTTACGCTGACCGCCGTTTCTGAGGTGAACGCGGAGCTGTTCAGTTTTCGCCAGAAACAAATGGACCGGGGCTGCAAAGTCCTGGCTGATGTTCCGGCGGAAAAAATTGGTGGCGAAAGCGAGCGCGTTCATCTGTACCGCCGCGCTGTCTGGTGCTGGACAAAGGCGCTGACGGTTGAGAGCTATCGCGATTTTGACAGTACGGCGGAAGGGAACAAAAAGGCGGACGAAATGGAAAGCGGCCTGGGTGATTTGTGGCGGGATGCACGCTGGGCGATCGCCCGTCTGCAGGACCTGCCACACATGACGGTGGAGCTGATCTGATGAAAGTCCGGGCGCAGCAGTATGACACGGTAGACGCGATTTGCTGGCGTCACTACGGGCGCACGCTGGGCATGACAGAAGCGGTGCTGGCCGCCAATCCGGGGCTGGCTGCTGTTGGCCCCGTTCTGCCGCACGGTTTAGAGGTGGAGCTGCCTGAGCTGGTCAGCAGCCCCACGGCCCAGACCGTGCAGCTCTGGGAGTGAAATATGACTATCGAACGGGTAACAGCGGCCATGACCTACTGGATAGCGGTTTTCCTCGCCTGGCTGGGTAACTGGGATATCCAGGACGTGGGAACCGTGTTCGGAATGGTGCTGGGTACGGCGGCGCTGGGGATCACATGGTATTACCGGCGCAAGGCGTTTCAGTTGCTTGAGGCCGGAAAAATCAGCCGGGAGGCTTATGAGCGCGTCAATCGTTAAGCGTTGCCTGATTGGTGTGGTGCTGGCGATCGCTGCCACGCTGCCGCAGTTTGAGCTGCTGAAAACCTCCCCGCAGGGGCTGCAGCTGATTGCAGATTATGAGGGCTGTCGCCTGACACCGTACCAGTGCGACGCCGGGGTGTGGACTAACGGGATCGGTCATACCGCCGGAGTGGTGCCGGGCAAAACCATCAACGAGCACCAGGCGGCCAGCAACCTGATCGGCGATGTGCTCAACGTTGAGCGCAGGCTGGCGGTCTGTGTGCCGGTAGCCATGCCGCAGCAGGTTTATGACAGCCTGGTGAGCCTGGCGTTTAACGTCGGCACGGGCGCGGTGTGTAAATCAACAATGGCGGCGTTCATTAAACGCGGTCAATGGCTGCAGGCGTGCAACCAGCTTCCGCGCTGGGTGTACGTCAACGGAGTAAAAAACAAAGGGCTGGAAAACCGCCGCGCGCGGGAACTGGCATGGTGCGTAAAAGGGGTGACACTGTGAAAAACAAACTGATTGCATGGGTAGTCCATGTTCTGTTTCTGGGGGCGCTGGCATGGGGGAATTTTCACCCGGAGAGCGTGGTAATGAGTGCGGCGGCCTGCTTCGTTTACTTACTGTCGCTTGCCTCCACCGGTCTGCTGATGCTTGGCCTTTTCGGCTATGTCGTTTATGCGTTCTGTGAGCGCGGCGTGGTCAGGCCCGGCAGCGAATCAATGCCGCCGCTACTTTGCAAAATATTCGGGCTGGATAATCCATCGTCGGGCTGGAAAACGGTCAGATGGGTAATCAGTTTCGTGTTTATTGTTGCGGTCCTGCTTCATTCCGGCTGGTTTGTCACCGCGGTCGTTTACATGCTTAGCGTGGTGCTGGTCCGCTGTATGCGCTGGATGCTGGCTGAGCTGCTGAAAGACTGGCGTGAAGGTGCGCAACCATGCCACGCAGCGTAACGATCATCGGTGTGTTGGTGCTGACCCTGACGTTGTGGCTGGGCTGGCAGTTACGGGAGGCCCGATGGGATATCAATGAAAGGGATCGCGATATTACCGGGCTGAATGTGGAGCTGGGCCGCGCCCGCAGCCAGCTGGCTGCGGTTGACCTGATGGCCAGGGCAAACGACAGCTTTCAGCTGGCCTATCAGCAGGAACAGGACGCAATCACTCTCGCTGCAGTGGCGCGGGCTGAACAGATTAAGAGGCTGACCAATGAAAACCCTGACGTTAAAAAGTGGGCTGACACTCCTTTGCCTGCTGATGTTATCCGGCTGCAAAAACGCCCGGCAATTACCGGAGCGGCCGGTTATCGCGCTTTCCTGTCCGAAGGTGACCCGCTGCCAGCTGCCAGCAAGCGGGCCGACCAATAACGGCGAATTACTGGCCGCGAAAGAGGCGGCGGAAACGGGCTGGGCGCAGTGTGCGGCCAGGGTGGATATGATTGTTGACTGTCAGGAAAGCCATGAACAAACCCTCATCCCTGCGATCGGCGCTGAATAGTGTCCCCTACCTGAGTGCTAATCCTGATGCGCTGCATCTGTTCGTTGACGACGGAAAGGTTGTCAGCACAGGCGTGCCGGGGCTGGGCTGGGAATACCAGTACACCCTGAATATGGTCGTCACTGATTTCAGTGGCGATCAGAACCTGCTGACGGCGGTAGTGCTGCAGTGGCTGACGGAAAACCAGCCGGACGCCCTGCGGAACCCGGAGCTGCGCGAACGGCTGTTTCGTTTTGAGGTGGAAATTCTGAAAAACGATCTGGTTGATATCAGCATTTATCTGGCGCTGACGGAGCGTGTGCTGGTTACTGTGCGTGATGGTGTGGCAACGGTGGAGGCAGTGGCGGAGCCGGACGGCCCGGCCAGCCACGATGAGCACTGGTTAGCACATTATGGCTGAGCTTAAACAGCTGGATGAGTGGCTGGAGACACTGATAAGCCAGCTGAGAACGGCGCAGCGGCGAAAGCTAATGCGTGATGTGGCTGTGCAGCTGCGGCAGCAACAGCAGCAGAACATTAAGCTGCAGCGCAACCCCGACGGCAGCGCCTACGAACCCCGGAAAGCGAAAGGCCGGGCGAAGTCGGGCCGCATCCGTCGGCAGATGTTCAGCAAGCTGCGGACAGCCCGCTACCTCAAAACCCGAACCACAAACGACGCGGCAGAGGTCGCCTTTGAAGGCAGGGTGCAACGGATAGCCCGCGTCCATCACTACGGCCTGCGCGATCGTGTCAGGAAATACGGGCCGGAAGTCACCTATGCACGCCGTGAACTGCTCGGCATAACCGACGCATCCGAAGGGATAGTACGCGATCTCATCATGGATCATCTGTCCCGCTGATCTCTCATTGTCTGGTGCATCGCACAACGCCCGCGACTCATCACCCGGCGGCAAAAATGGAAAACTGACCCCATGAAAAATCCCGAATTTAACCTCGCTGAGCTGTACCGCCTGCTGCTGAACCTGATCAGAACCGGGGTAGTGATCGAGGTGGACGCTGAAAACTGGCAGTGCCGCGTGCAGACCGGCGAGTTGCAGACAACGTGGCTTAACTGGCTGACGATGCGTGCTGGCCGGTCAAAAACATGGTGGCGGCCGTCCGTGGGTGAGCAGGTTGTTTTGCTGTCCATCGGCGGCGATCTCACCACGGCGTTTGTGTTACCGGCGATTTACTCAAACGACAGCCCGCCGCCCTCGGTATCTGAGGATGCGCAGGTAACGACGTTCCCGGATGGCGGCTGGATTGAGTACGAGCCGGAAATCGGGCGCTACCTGCTAAAGGCAGGGGCACAGATTGTTCTAGAAGCACCGGAAAGCATCCAGGTGAAAACGGGGGAGTTTGTCGTGGAGGCAGACCTGACGCGTATCAACAGCGAAGTCGTGATCAACGGTAAGGTCACGCAGTCCGGTGGGGCAATGAGTTCGAACGGCGTTGTTGTGCACACCCACAAACACAGTGGCGTCCAGAGTGGCGGCAGCTTAACGGGAGGGCCAGCTTGATGATGTATCTGGGTATGAATGCACAGACAGGCGGCGCGCTGACGGACGTCGATCACATCCGTCAGTCTGTGCGCGATATCCTGGTGACGCCGGTCGGTTCCCGCCTGGCGCGCCGGGAATATGGCTCGCTGATGGCGGAACTGATGGACCAGCCGCAGAACGGCGTTACCCGGCTGCAGGTTATGGCGGCAACCTACAGCGCCCTGTGCCGCTGGGAAACCCGTATCAGGCTGACAGGCGTCACTACCGAAACGAGCATGGACGGAAAAATGGTCGTTAACCTGACGGGCTACCGCGCGGATAACACCCCTATCAGCCTCTCGGTAGATGTGGGGGCGGCTGTATGAGTTCCGTCGATCTCTCCCAGCTTCCCGCCCCGGAAATTGTCGATGTGCCGGACTTTGAAGCCCTGCTGGCCGTGCGTAAAGCGGCGTTTGTCGCGCTTTATCCGGCTGACGAACAGGACGCGGTGCGGCGTACGCTGGCGCTGGAATCCGATCCGGTGGTGAAGCTGCTGCAGGAAAATACCTACCGGGAAATCCTCTTACGTCAGCGCATCAACGAGGCCGCCCAGGCTGTCATGGTGGCCTACGCGCTCAGCAGCGATCTGGATCAGCTGGCTGCTAACTATGGCGTTGGGCGTCTGGTCGTCACGCCTGCAGATGATAACGCCGTGCCGCCGGTTGCGGCGGTGATGGAAACCGACGACGAGTTACGGCTGCGTGTACCGCAGGCATTTGAGGGCCTGTCCGTGGCCGGACCTACAGCGGCTTATGAATTTCATGCACGCAGCGCTGACGGGCGGGTTGCCGATGTGTCGGCAACCAGTCCCGCACCTGCAACGGTAGTTATCACGGTACTCAGTCGCGACGGGAACGGCGCTGCGCCTGCCGATCTGCTGGCCGTCGTGGATGCGGCGCTGAATGATGAAAGTATTCGCCCCCTGGCGGACCGCGTGACGGTGCAGAGTGCGGACATCGTGCCGTATGAAGTCGATGCCACGCTGTATTTCTATCCGGGGCCGGAAGCAGAGCCAATCCTGGCCGCCGCCCGCGCCCAGCTTGAAAAGTACATAGCCAGCCAGGCAAGGCTGGGGCGTGATATCCGCCGCAGCGCTATCTATGGTGCCCTGCACGTTGAAGGTGTACAGCGCGTGGAGCTGGCAAGCCCGGCGCAGGATATGGTGCTGGATAAAACCCAGGCCGCATGGTGCGAGAGCTGGTCCGTGCTGACAGGTGGAACAGATGAATAGCCTGTTACCGCCGGGATCGTCTGCGCTGGAGCGCCGCCTTGCCGCTGCGTGCAGCGATATTTCCGGGCTGAATGTGCCGCTGCGTGACCTGTGGAATCCTGACGCCTGCCCGGTGAAGTTTTTGCCGTACCTGGCCTGGGCGTTCTCCGTTGACCGCTGGGACGAAAGCTGGACGGAAGATGTTAAACGGCAGGTGGTGAAGGACGCATTTTTCATCCATCAGCACAAAGGGACCATCAGTGCGGTGCGCCGGGCTGTGCAGCCGTTCGGCTTCCTGATCCGCGTTATCGAATGGTGGAAAACCGGAGACACGCCGGGGACGTTCCGGCTGGATGTGGGCGTACAGGACCAGGGCATAACAGAAGAAACCTATGCGGAGCTGGAGCGCGTAATCAGCGATGCAAAGCCCTGTAGCCGTCACATGCTGGGTATGAGCATCAATCTGCAGGTTAACGGAACTATTCATATAAATGCGGGTTGTTACCACGGCGACGCCCTGACCGTATACCCCTATATCCCTGAGACGATTACCGTCAGCGGGGAATGCTATCCGGCTTCGGCCGTTCATCTGATCGATAACCTGAGAGTGAGCGCATGACCGCGAAATACCTTGCCATTCTGACCAATCAGGGCGCGGCGCGTCTGGCGAACGCTGCCGCGCTCGGTACTAAAGTAAATCTGACGCAAATGGCTGTTGGTGATGCCAACGGCGTGCTGCCAACGCCTGACCCGGCGCAGACGGCGCTAATTAACCGCAAACGCATTGCACCGATCAATCTGCTGTCAATTGACCCGACTAACACGAATCAGATTATCGCCGAGCAGATCATCCCAGAGGATGAGGGGGGGTGGTGGATACGTGAAATCGGTCTCTACGACAGCGACGGCGTGCTGATTGCCGTGGCGAACTGCCCGGAAACCTACAAGCCGCAGCTTCAGGAGGGGAGCGGGCGCACGCAGACCATTCGCATGATTTTGATCGTGTCGAGCGCGGCGGCCGTCACGCTGAAAATCGACCCGTCGGTGGTGCTGGCTACTCGTAAATATGTGGATGATAAGGTGCTGGAGCTGAATCTCTATGTTGATGACCTGATGGCAAAACACCTTGCTGCAGCGGACCCTCATACTCAGTATGCGCCGAAAGAAAGCCCCACGCTGACCGGCACGCCGAAAGCGCCAACAGCAACGGCAGGAAATAACTCAACCCAGATTGCTAATACGGCCTTCGTGCAGGCGGTGGTAACGGCATTAAACAATGCGCTGGCGCTTAAGGCCCCTCTGGCAAGCCCTGGTCTGACCGGAACGCCAACAGCACCGACAGCTGCGCAGACTGCCAATAATACCCAGATTGCGACCACTGCATTTGTAAAATCTGCGCTTGCCGGGCTGGTTGGTTCGTCTCCTGCGGCCCTGGATACGCTGAATGAACTGGCTGCGGCACTGGGTAACGATCCGAACTTTTCTACCACCGTGATGAATGCCCTGGCGGGCAAGCAGCCGCTAAACGGTACGTTAACCGATCTGTCAGGTAAGTCGGTTGCAGGCATTCTGGAATACCTTGGTTTGGTCAAAGGCGCAGTGATCACGGATCAGGGGACTAACATTTATGGTAAATGGCGACGATTTTCTGACGGTTCGATTGAGTTGCTGGGGTTTTCTGCCGCGCCAGGCTCTGATGGCATGACCAACGTTGTGTTTCCAATAGCATTGCCTGGCGCCCCTAATCCAGCATCAGTATTAGTTGCGCAGTTTTCCACGGCTATACCAACAACTCCAGTTGTTACGGTTTGTATTGCAGGCACATTGACATCAACTGGATTTCAGGCAAAAACATTAACGTCTTATTCCCCTACAGGAAGTGGTTTTAGCTGGAGAGTAATGTATGCGGCATTTTAATCCGTTAACACGAACCGAAGCCGTGGACGGCATCCACGATCTGACTGGCACGACTGAATTACCGGACGACCACTGGTTTTTCACTCTGGAAACCGTGCCAGCAGGAAAGCTGATTGCCGTTGAGGCAGGAGAGCCTCTGTTGGTGGATGAGCCAGCGCCCACGAGAGAAGAGCTGGTAGCGGCGGCAGATGCACAAAAGCAGCTGTTGCGTACAGCAGCCAATGACTATATGAACAACAAACAGTGGCCGGGTAAGGCAGCTATCGGCCGCCTGAAAGGCGAAGAGCTGGCACAGTATGGGCTGTGGCTTGATTATCTTGATGCGCTGGCCGCCATCGACACGGCAACCGCGCCGGATGTCGAATGGCCGGAGAAACCGGAATAAACCAACCCCGCGATGCGGGGTTTTTTAAGCCCTGATACCGGCGCGCATGGTCATTTATGACCGTGCCGGCCATCAACTGCAGCACGGTCAGAAGTGACCCTGCTCAATACAATTTTCCTGCGCCCCCTTCCTCCTGTTGTGCGAAACACCATACAACCCCCACCAACTGACCTGAAGCCCGCCAGCCTGCAACATGGTCCTGACCCATTCTCTGGAGAAACTTTATGGCTCAGGATTCATATCACCACGGCGTCCGCGTGGAGGAGATTAACGAAGGCACGCGCACGATCAGCACTGTCAGCACGGCCATCGTCGGGATGGTCTGTACGGCTGACGATGCCGACGCCGCCACGTTCCCGCTAAACAAGCCCGTTCTGCTGACTGACGTTCTGACGGCCAGCGGTAAGGCAGGCGAAAGCGGTACGCTGGCCCGCGCACTTGACGCTATCGGCGACCAGGCGAAGCCGGTAACGGTTGTTGTCCGCGTCCCCCAGGGCGAAACTGAGGCGGAAACCACCTCGAACATTATCGGCGGCGTGACAGCAGAGGGCCGACGTACTGGCATGAAAGCCCTGCTGGCCGCGCAAAGTCAGCTTGGCGTTAAGCCCCGTATTCTCGGCGTGCCGGGCCACGACACTAAAGCAGTCGCCACGGAACTGCTGAGCGTGGCGCAGTCCCTGCGCGGCTTTGCCTACCTTACTGCATACGGCTGCAAAACCATCGAAGAGGCGATTGCCTATCGCGCCAATTTCAGCCAGCGCGAGGGAATGCTGATCTGGCCTGATTTTGTCAGCTGGGACACCACCACGAACGCAGAGGCGACGGCATACGCCACCGCCCGCGCCCTCGGCCTGCGCGCCAAAATCGACAACGATACGGGCTGGCACAAATCCCTGTCTAACGTTGGCGTAAATGGCGTGACGGGAATTTCTGCGGACGTGTTCTGGGATCTGCAGGACCCGGCAACCGATGCGGGCCTGCTGAACCAGAACGATATCACCACGCTGATCCGTCGTGATGGTTTCCGCTTCTGGGGTTCCCGCTGTCTGAGCGACGATCCGCTTTTTGCGTTTGAGAACTACACCCGCACCGCCCAGGTGCTGATGGACACAATGGCAGAGGGCCAGATGTGGGCGGTAGATAAGCCGCTTACCCCTTCACTGGCCCGCGACATTATCGAAGGTATCCGCGCCAAAATTCGCAACCTGGTGAATCAGGGTTATCTGCTTGGCGGTGATTGCTGGCTGGATGATTCGGTGAACGATAAAGACACCCTCAAGGCCGGTCAGCTGATGCTGGACTATGACTACACGCCAGTCCCGCCGCTGGAAAACCTGATGCTGCGCCAGCGCATCACCGATCGTTATCTGATGGACTTTTCAAGCCAGGTAAAAGGCTAAGGGGAAAAAATGGCACTGCCACGCAAACTGAAATACCTGAACCTGTTTAACGACGGGGAAAACTACATGGGTCTTGTGGAGTCCCTGACCCTGCCGAAATTTACGCAGAAATTCGAAAAATTCCGTGGTGGCGGTATGCCGGGCGCGGTCGATATCAGCATGGGCCTGGACGATGGCGCGCTGGATACTGAATTTGAGATCGGCGGCACTGAGGCCCTGCTCTTTAAGCAGCTGAAAGCAACCACTGTCGACGGCGTGCAGCTGCGCTTTGCGGAGTCCATCCAGCGCGATGATACCGGTGAAGTGCAGGCGGTGGAGCTGGTTGTGCGTGGCCGCCACAAGGAGCTGGATTCCGGCACGCATAAGCAGGGCGACAGCAGCACCACCAAAGTGTCCAGCACCAACAGCTACGCAAAGCTGACCATCAACGGCGAGGTCCTCTATGAAGTTGACCTGGTGAACATGGTGCACATCGTGGATGGCGTGGATCTGATGGAAGCGCACCGCGCCGCTATCGGCCTGTAATTTATGGCGCGGGTAGCCGCGCCTTCTCTCTTCACTCTTTTTTAAAGCGGATTAATCATGAAAAACGAAAAAAACGAACTGCCGGAAGACACACTGCCTGAAATCAAAAACGAAGCCACCGTAACGCTGGATGCACCGGTTATGCGCGGCAAGACGGAAATTACAGAAATCGTTGTGCGTAAGCCTAACTCCGGGGCGCTGCGTGGCGCACGTCTCCAGGCGCTGATGGATATGGATGTGGATTCGATGATGCTGGTACTCCCCCGCGTCACCACCCCGGCGCTGACCCGAGCAGAGGTAATGATGCTGGAGCCGGGCGATCTGCTGCAGCTGTCACTGGAGCTGGTCAGTTTTTTGTTGCCGAAGTCGGCGATGTCAGCTTTCCCGCAGAGCTGACCATAGAGGACCTGGTGGCGGATATCGCCACCGTGTTTCACTGGCCGCCCTCCGCCACGGCTGATATGACGCTGACGGAACTTCTGGAGTGGCGGCATAAAGCCATTTTGAGAAGCGGGGCATCAGATGAGTGATCGTAACCTGCGCCTGCAGGTTGTTTTAAACGCGGTTGATAAACTTACCCGCCCGTTCAAACAGGCGCGCGCCAGCACTCAGGAGCTGGCCGCTGCCGTCAAAAAATCCCGCGACGCCCTCAAAAAGATTAACCAGACCAGCTCGCAGCTGGACGGCTACCGCAAGCTGCAGGCAGAAAGCCAGAAGCTGGGCGACAGGCTGAGCTATGCCCGTCAGCGAGCCAGTATGCTGAGCAATGAGCTGGGACAGATGGGGCCGCCGTCACAGCGGCAGATTGTGGCGCTCGAACGCCAGCGGCTCGCAGTGCAGCGGCTTGAGGAACGCCACGGCAGGCTGCAGCAAAAAGCCGCACAGGTGCGCGCAGAACTGTACCGGGTCGGGATATCCGCTAATGACGGGGCCAGCGCCACGGCCCGTATCACCCGCGAAACCGAAAAATATAACCGCCAGCTGGCTGATCAGGAAGCCCGCCTGCGGCGCGTGGGTGAACAGCAGCGGAAGATGAACGCTGCCCGCGAGCAGTACAGCAAAACACTTGAGATGCGCGACAAGGTAGCGGGCGCAGGTGCTGCAATGACCGCAGCCGGGGTGGGTATGGGTGCGCCAGTCGTGGCGGCGGTTAAGAGCTACGCCAGCCTGGAAGATGCCATGAAAGGTGTGGCTAAACAGGTCAACGGGTTACGGGACGATAACGGCAATCGCACCGCACAATTTTACGAGCTGCAGGCCGCTATCAAAATGGCCAGTGAGCAGCTGCCGCTGCAGAACGGGGCCGTCGATTATGCTGCCCTGGTTGAAGGCGGCGCACGCATGGGAGTCGGAGAAAACGCCAAGACGTGGGCGGAGCTGAAAAAGGAGCTGCTTGATTTTGCCTCTGTGTCCGCAAAAGCGGCTACCGCGTTTGAGCTGCCCGCCGATCAGCTGGCTGAGGATTTAGGGAAAATTGCCGGGCTGTATAAGGTCCCTACAAATGAGATTGAGCGCCTGGGCGATGTGATCAACTACCTCGACGATAACGCGAAATCGAAAGGTGCGGACATTATCAACGTGATGCAACGTATGGGGGGCGTGGCTGACAAGCTGGACTTCCGCAAAGCTGCCGCGCTGGGATCGACGTTCCTGACCCTGGGCGCCGCGCCGGAAGTCGCCGCAAGCGCATCCAATGCAATGGTGCGTGAGCTGTCGATCGCCAGTATGCAAAGCAAAAGCTTTATGGATGGTATGAATGCGCTGAAACTGAAACCCGCGCAGCTTGAAAAAGACATGGCGAGAGACAGCATGGGGACCATAACCCGCGTGCTGGAAATGGTTAACCGGCTGCCGAAAGACAGGCAAATGAACGTCCTGACGCAGCTGTTTGGCAAGGAATTTGGGGATGATGCCGGGAAGCTGGCAAACAATATGGGGGAGCTGTACCGCCAGTTAGGGCTGGTTAAAGGCGCAGCATCAACCGGGTCAATGCAGAAAGAATCCGATATTAATAAAGATTCACTCTCTGCGCAGTGGATGCTGGTTAAAGCCGGAACGGCAAACGTCATGAGTGGCCTGGGTGAAACGCTTCGCGGGCCACTGATGGAAATCATGGGCTACATCAAACAGGTTACAGGCGGCATTCGCCGCTGGGTTGAGGCTAACCCGGAGCTGGCAGGCAGGATGATGAAGGTTGCCGCTGTTGTTGCCGCTGTGACGGTTGCGCTGGGCACGCTGGCGATCGCGCTAGCTGCCGTGCTGGGGCCGCTGGCGCTGCTTCGCTTCGGTGCCAGTATGTTATCAACGCGGGGGCTTGCCCGGTTAAGTCCTTTGCTGGGAGGCCTGGGCAAAGTTTTCACCTCGCTGGGTCCGGGGCTGAATATATCAGGTGCAGGATTCCAGAAGCTGTTCGGGCTGTTTTCAGGTGGCGAAGCGGGAGAGGCTGTTAGCTGGCTGGATAAAATCCGTAATGCTCTCGGCTCTTTCGGTGGCGATGCCGAGGATAAAGGCTTACTTGACGCCTTCACAGACGGTGCAATGGGAAAAATCAAGGAGCACGCGCAGCAGGCGGGTGAAGCCCTGGTTGCATCGGTCCGTAACCCAATGGTGGCTATCCGCGCACTCGGTACGCAGCTGCGCGGGATGGCCGCGCTGGCGTTCGCACCGTTACTGACCTCTGTTCGTGGTGCTGGCGGCGTACTGCGTTGGCTGGTTATGTCTCCGCTGGCGCTGCTTCGCACCGGATTAATGTTTCTTTCCGGCGCGCTGACGGTGTTGTTAAGCCCGATAGGGCTGGTTGTGGCCGCGCTGGCCGGGGTGGCGCTGGTTGTCTGGAAATACTGGGAGCCGATTAAGGCGTTTCTGGGCGGTGTGGTTGAAGGATTTAAGGCGGCATCTGCCCCGATTGCTGCCGCTTTTGAACCGCTGCGGCCCGTGTTCCAGTGGATAGGCGATAAGGTGCAGGCGCTGTGGGGATGGTTCACTGACCTGCTGAATCCGGTGAAATCAACCTCACAGGAGCTGCAGAGTGCAGCGGGAATGGGACGGCAGTTTGGTGAGGCGCTGGCTGATGGACTCAGCATGGTTATGCACCCGCTGGAAACGCTGAAATCCGGCGTGTCGTGGTTACTGGAAAAGCTGGGGATCGTCAGCAAGGAGGCGGCAAAAGCGAAGCTGCCTGAGCAGGTTGCCCGGCAGCAGCCAGCCACGGTAAGCAGTGATGGCCGGGTTACTCTGCCCGCCGGGGGCTCACCGTATGCCGGGTACGGAATGCCTGGGTTTGCAGGCTTCCATGATAATGGTGGCGTGATCCCCCGCGGTCAGTGGGGCGTGGTGGGTGAGAATGGCCCGGAGATCGTAAACGGTCCCGCCAGAATAACCAGCCGCCGCCGTACTGCTGCACTGGCTGCTGCAGCTGCCTTTGCATTTAGCGGCGCAGCACAACCCGCTGCGGCGGCCATGACGCCATTTACTGAAACACCTGTCAGTGAATATCGCGTTCAGCCCCCTCCGCGTGCCGTTGAGCTGGCAGGCATAACGGCTTCTACACGGAGAGCATTGCCGCAGCCAGCAGAGCTATTAACACGTTACGCGCCTGAACTACCGGAGCAGGATGCAGCGCCCCGGCGGGCTGAATCACTGACTAATGCGGCGTCACTGGCATTCGGTAATCTTTCCCGTGTGCAGGAGCCGAAGCCGCTGCACCCGTTAAGTCTGCCAGCAGTGGAATACCGGGAGGAAATACCGCGCCGTGTGTCTGCGCCTGTGGTCACTCAGCCCGTCAGTATTCACGCGCCAATCAGCATTTATGCCCAGCCAGGGCAAAGCGCTGCCGACATAGCCAGTGAGGTAGCGCGACAGCTTGATGAGCGGGAACGCCGGGCAAGTGCCCGCACACGCAGTAATTTTTCAGACATGGGAGACTTCGAATGATGATGGTGCTGGGGTTATTCGTTTTCACGCTGAAAACAGTCCCGTATCAGGAGCTGCAGCTGCAGCGCCAGTGGAGACACGCCAGTAACAGCCGGGTTAACGCCCGGCCAGTGCTGCAGTTTGTCGGGCCCGATACGGACACTGTCACGCTTAACGGTACGCTAATGCCTGCCATCACTGGCGGCAATCTATCGATGCTGACGCTGGACCAGATGGCGGAGACGGGCAAAGCCTGGCCCCTGATTGAGGGCAGCGGCACGATTTACGGCATGTTTGTTATAGAAAGTATCAGCCAGACTAAACGCGAATTTTTCAGTGATGGCGCAGCGCGACAGATTGAATTCATGATCACCCTGAAAAGGGTGGATGAGTCGCTGAATGAAATGCTGGGCGATCTTTCGGGGCAGCTAACCCAGCTTAAGGATTCTGCAATTTCGATGGCCGGGGGGTTATTGTCATGATGGGTTACGGCGCCGCACTGATACCGGCTTACCGCGTCACGCTAGAAAGCATGGATATTACAACCACAATTGAGTCACGCCTGATATCGCTGACGCATACGGACAACAGAGGGTTTGAGGCTGACCAGCTGGATCTGGAACTGGATGATGCTGACGGACTGCTGGAATTACCCCGCCGTGGTGCAGTGCTGTCACTGGCGATTGGCTGGCAGGGCGAACCGCTATATGTAAAGGGACAATTTACGGTAGACGAAATCGAACACTCAGGTGCGCCGGACAGGTTAACTATCCGCGCGCGTTCGGCTGACTTCCGCAGCACTCTGAACATCAAGCGGGAAAAATCATGGCATAACACTACGGTCGGGGCGGTCGTCAGCGAGATGGCCGCCAGGCACAAACTGCAGCAGGCAATTGGCGACGATATGGCAAAGCAGCCGGTGGACCATATCGATCAGACCAATGAGTCTGACGGGTCGTTTCTGATGAGGCTGGCGCGCCAGTATGGCGCTATTGCGTCAGTTAAAAACGGCAACCTCATGTTCATCCGCCAGGGGCAGGGCGTGACGGCCAGCGGTAAGGCTTTGCCTGTAATGACGATCACCCGTTCCAGCGGTGACGGCCACCGGTTCAGTATGGCCGATCGCGGAGCCTATACGGGCGTGGTTGCCAGCTGGCTGCATACCAAAGAGCCGACAAATAAGCAGGAGGTTGAGGTTAAGCGCCGCCGCCGTCGCCAGGCAGCTGACAAACCTACAAAAGCCCCGGAGCCGAAACAGGGTGATTATCTGATCGGGACCGATGAAAACGTTAAGGTTCTGAGCCGTACCTATGCCAACAGAGCCAATGCCGAACGCGCCGCCAAAATGACGTGGGAGCGACTCCAGCGCGGAGCGGCAACGTTTTCTATCACACTGGCTAAAGGGCGCGGCGATCTGTTCCCGGAGCTTCCGGTAAGGGTCAGCGGATTTAAGGGGCCAATAGACGAAGGGGAATGGACGATTACAACTGTTACCAACACTATCGGTGAGGGCGGCTTCACTACCTCGCTGGAGTTAGAGGTAAAAATAGGCGATCTCGATATGGAATGA